GCTGCCGGGGCCGGCGCCGGCTGGCTGGCCCGCTTCCTGCCGTGGGTCGCGCGGATTGGCGGCGCAGCTGCGCTCATGTTCCATAGCGGCGGCCTGAACAACGGCGAGGATGCGGAGCTGGCGCGCCGGCGCGCGGGGACTGGCCAAGCCACTGGCGCGGGCAATGCCGGCGGTAACGCTGTGTCGTTCTTCCAGCGCATGGGCTGGACGCATGATCAGGCCGCTGGCATCGTTGCCAACCTACAGCGCGAGAGCACTGTCGGCTTGAATCACCGGGCCGTTGGCGACAACGGGCAAGCCTATGGCGTCGCCCAATGGCATCCCGACCGCCAAGCGAATTTCAAGGCGTGGTCCGGCAAGGACATCCGGGATTCGTCCCTGATGGAACAGCTGCAGTTCGTGAACTACGAACTAACGCAGGGTGCCGAGCAGCGCGCGGGCCAGTTGTTGCGTGCCGCGCAGAATGCCCAGCAGGCGGGCGAGATCGTGTCTCGGTACTACGAGCGACCGGGTAAGGAAGATGCGGACAAAGCTCGCGAAGCCGCACTGCGCGGACGTGCTGCAGTCGACCTGCAGCAGCAGACCACCATCAACCTGTATGGCGTGTCCGATCCGGCTGCGGCCGGACGCGCGGTGAACGATAGCCAGCGCCAGGTGAACGATGAAATGGTGCGCAACATGCAGGGGGCAATCTCGTGAGTTTCCTCGACATCATCACCTTCGTGCCGAAGACCATTGGCCCGGTGACGATCGGCTGCACGATCGAGGAAGCGCACCAGGACGAGATCCAGATCACCGAGCACCCAGTCGAGAAGGGTGCGCAGATCAACGACCATGCGTTCAAGCTGCAGCCCGAGGTAACGATTCAGTGCGGCTGGTCGAATTCGGACCTGGCCGCGCTGGTCGGCACGCTGGAATCGATCTTCGAAGGAGGTAGCCTGCCGTCGGCGGACTACATCAGCACGGTCTACTCGCAGCTGCTGGCGCTCCAGGAGACCCGCCAACCATTCGACGTGGTGACGTCGCTGCGCATGTACAGCGACATGCTGTTCAAGTCCCTGCGAGTGGTGAAGGACCAGAAGACCGGCCAGGCCCTGAGCGTCACGGCCACCCTGAAGCAGATACGGATCGTCCAGACGCAGGCTACCAAGTTGCCGCCGAAGGAAAACCAGGCCGATCCGCAGTCCACGGCTGAGACCCAGAGCACCGGCACCAAGGCTGCGATGCCGGCCACGCCGGCGCCGGGCGGATCGGTGCCACCGACGAGCATGTGATGCCGACCTTCTACGAAATCCCACTGTCGCCAGATCCCCAACGGTTCACGGTCACGCTCAGCGGCGTGGATTACCGAATGACGGTCCAGTACCGCGACGCCGGTGGCGCGGGATGGGTGTTGGACATCGCCGACGCGACCAATCTGCCGATCGTGAGCGGCATCCCGCTCGTGACAGGCGTGGACCTGCTGAGCCAGTATCGACATCTGGGCTTTGGCGGGCGGCTCTGGGTGCAGGGCGCGACCGATCCCGACGACGTGCCGACGTTCGAAGACCTTGGGATCGGGTCGCATGTTTTCTGGGTTACGGACTGATGGGCACTCCACAATACGGCCGCAAGGTCTCTCTGATCATCGGCCGTGACGGCGGCGCCGCGCGGGAGCTGGCGGATCTGCGTGTCGTCTTCAAAGTCCAGCGGGGCGACCTGCAGACGCCGAACTCGGCCAGGATTCGTGTCTACAACGTGTCTGAGACCACGAAGCAGCAGATCGAGAAGGAATTTACCCGGGTGGTACTGCAGGGTGGCTACCAGGGCAACCTCGGGATCATCTTCGACGGCAACATCAAACAGGTGCGGCGGGGGCGCGAGAGCCAAACGGACACGTACCTGGACATCACCGCGGCGGACGGCGATTCGGCCTACAACTTCGCGGTGGTGAACACAACTCTGGCTGCCGGCTCGACGTCGGCCGATCACGTGGCCGCCGCTGTGACAGCCATGAATCCATTCGGCGTGACGCAAGGGTATGTTCCGACCTTGTCCACCAACGCGCTGCCGCGCGGCAAGGTCATGTTCGGCATGGCGCGCGACTTCATGCGGTCAGTCGCAAAAACGAACCAGACGGTGTGGAGCATCCAGGACGGCAAGGCCATAATGGTGCCCGAGACGTCGTATCTGCCAGGTGACATTCCGGAGATCACGTCCGAAACCGGTATGGTAGGGCTGCCCGAGCAGACCCAGAACGGCATCACGGTCAAGATGCTGCTGAATCCAAACGTGAAGATCAGTCAGCTCATCAAGATCGACAACGCCAGCGTGCAGCGGTACGAGTACAGTCTGAACGTCGGGCAGGGGGCCCAGAACGAGCTGATACAGCATCAAGCGAAGCTGCAGGACGATGGCTTCTACTACGTGATGACCGCTGACCATTCGGGTGACACGCGGGGCAACGAGTACTACACGGACGTGATCTGCCTGGCGGCCGATGCGACGGTGCTGCCCAAGCAATTCATCAATCGAGGCGATGTTCCGCCGGACAACGTGATCAAGAAGTTCGGCTAGCGCCCGTAGGTGGGCAGCGCCTTGATGGTCATGGTGTTGCGGTCCGATTGGACTTCGGCCAGCGGCAACACGCTGAGCGGGACCGAGTCTGGAGCCATCTGTGGCACAACGATCACGGCATTGCCGTTGATATCTTTGCCCCAGCATCCGATGTCCCAGACGCCACGATAGGACGCGTAAGCGCGCATGTCCTTGGCGTGGACCAATGGCAACTCGCACTTCTTGTTCAGATAGAGGATGGTGGGGAAAGGGTTGTTGACTGTCTGCCCAACCGCCATGCCGGCGAACGGGTAGACATAAGCCTCATCGGCGACTGCCTTTGGCGAAGCCGCTGCCGGGCAGCGCTGCCATGAGCGTTGGTACCCGGCATCGCCAGGTCTTCCGTAACACCACCCTGCCTTCGCCAGCTTGTCATATGCCGCATCACGCTGATCGCAAGCCTTCTGGGTACTCGGGTCGTCGCCATTTCCGCCACGGCACTTGTCGTTTAGGCGTTCGGCCTGGTCGATCTGTGCCTTGGGATACGAGCCTTGGCTCTGGGCCTGTCCGGCGATCATCACGCCGGCGGCCAGCAACGCAACAAGAGGTTTCATAGTGGACAGGCGAGAAAGAGTAGGTGACCCGGAAACAGCGCTCCGGGAAGCGCTCGACGGGATGCGCGCGGGTCTGTGGACAGCCCTGCCAGGAATCATCCAGTCGTTCAATCCCGACGCCATGACCTGCGAAGTGCAGCCCGGCATCAAGGTCAGGGTGCGCCAGCAGGACGGGACGATCGCTTCCGTCCCGCTGCCGATGCTGGTGGATTGCCCCGTGCAGTTCCCATCTGGCGGGAATTGTAGTCTGACCTTCCCCGTTGCTCCAGGAGACGAGTGTTTGGTGGTGTTCGCCAGCCGGTGCATCGACGGCTGGTGGCAGTCCGGCGGTGTGCAGGAACAGGCCGAGGTACGGATGCACGACCTATCTGACGGGTTCGTGCTGCTGGGCTTCCGTTCCCAGCCGCGCGTGCTGCCGGGCATCAGCGCCACCGCGGCGCAGCTACGGACCGACGACGGCCAGGCCTTCGTAGAGGTGAACGCCGCCACCCACGCGATCAATATCCAGACGACGGCGCCGGTGAATGTCACCTCGTCGGCTTCGGCCCGCGTGACAGCGCCGTCTATCAGCTTGGGCGCGACGGGCCAGACTCTACTGGCGTTCGTCACCTCGGCGTTTCAGACCCTGTTCAACGGTCATACGCACAACGAAACGGGTAGCGTGACCGGGGCGCCAAACCAGCAGATGGGCGCTGGCCACCTGACCAACACCGTGAAAGGTGGATGACATGAAGTACCGCAAGCTATCCGCCACTGGAGACTACGTCTTCGGTGGGCAGCAGGCCGACTTCTACAAGGACTCGCCCGAGGCGGTTGGCCAGGCGGTGCTTACGCGGTTGCGGCTGTTGCGCGGGGAATGGTTCCTCGACAAGACGGCCGGCACGCCGTGGAGCACCGAAGTTCTTGGAAAGTACACCAACAGCACCTACGACGCGGCGATTCGACAGCGAATCTTGGGCACGCAAGGCGTGAAGGAAATCGTCGAGTACTCCAGCATCGTCGACACCGAGAAGCGGCATCTGAGCGTCGCCGCGAGGATCAATACCATCTACGGCCCCACCACTGTTGAGGCGACTCTGTAATGGCCATCACCACGACCGCACCAACGATCGACGCCAGCGGCATCACAGCGCCGACCTATGCCGACGTCCTCGACTATCTGAAGGGCAAGTTTCGTGGGATCTACGGGCCGGACACTTACCTGGAAGAAGACAGCCAGGATGGCCAATTGCTGGCGGTGTACGCCGACTCGATCAACGATGCCAACGCTGTGGCAGTGGCGATCTACCGTTCCTTCAGCCCGGCGACCGCACAGGACGATGCTCTGTCGAGCAACGTCAAGATCAACGGTATTGGGCGCAAGGCGGCTTCCTTTTCCACAGCTGACCTGCTGATTGTCGGCCAGGTCGGTACGACCATTACGAATGGCATTGCCACAGACGGGAACAAGAACAAGTGGACGCTGCCAGCGACGGTGACGATTCCGCCCTCCGGCCAGATTACTGTCACAGCGATTTGCATCTCGATCGGCGCCATCAGCGCTGCTGCTGGCACGATCAACCAGATCGGCACGCCGACGCTGGGATGGCAGACCGTGACGAACCCCGATGACGCGGCGGAAGGCGCACCGGTCGAGAAGGATGCAGCCTTGCGTCAGCGGCAGACGGTATCGACCGCGCTGCCGTCGCTGACGGTGCTGGACGGGATTATCGGCGCGGTGGCGAACGTTTCTGGCGTTACGCGGATTCGCGCGTATGAGAACGACACCGCATCGACGGATTCGAACGGCTTGCCCGCGCACTCCATTTCCCTGGTGGTGGAGGGCGGGGACTCGACCGACATCGCGAACGCGATTGCCAAGAAAAAGACACCCGGATCGCCAACTTACGGCACTACGGCCATCGTCGTGCAGGACATCTACGGCCGCCCGATCACAATCCGCTTCTATCGGCCGTCAGCAGCTTCGGTGGCAGTTGCGATGACGATCAAGGTGCTTTCTGGCTACACAACTGCGGTGGGCGATGCGATCAAGAAGGCTGTCTCCGACTACATCAATGCCGTGGATATCGGCGGCGGCGAGTCGGGCAGCGTCGAGTGGGCGGACGCAATCACGGCAGCGAACGGCATCGGCGGCGGCACCGCGTTCAAGCTGACGGCACTGGCGCTGACGGGTCCTAGTGGCGCCGGGACGCCGGATGTGTCACTGGCATTTAACCAGGTTGCCACCTGTACGCCGGCGGCGGTAACGCTGACGGTGACGTGATATGGCGGACATTACCAAGTACAGCGACCGGGTCACCAGCGAGCACAACCAGCAGCCGGACTTCATGGCTGTCGTCGCGGCGCTGGCGCAGCCAATGGTCGACCTGCAGAACCTGATGCTGAGCTTGCCTGGGAAGTTCGATCTGGACACGGCAGTGGACGCGCAGCTCGACGATGTCGGTCTGTGGGTGGGCATCTCGCGCAATGTGCCGGTGCCGCTGACGGGCGTCTACTTCTCTCTCGATACTGCGGGGCTTGGCTTCGATCAAGGTAGCTGGAAGGGGCCTTTCGATCCCGATACCGGACTGACCCGTCTCGACAACGAGACCTACCGCCTCGTGCTGCGCGCAAAGATCGGAGCCAACCACTGGGACGGGACACTCGAGTCGTCGAAAGCCATCCTGGACTCGATCTTCGGCGGCGGCACCTTCGTCTTCATCCAGGACAACCAGGACATGACGATGACGATCGGGATCGCCGGGACCATCCCGTCGGCCGTGTTCCTGGCGCTTTTGTCTAACGGACTCATCCCGCTTAAGCCCGAGGGCGTGAGGATCGGCGTCACCATCGTTACCTCTATCGACGGCTCCGCGATCTTCGGCTTCGACATGGGAAACAACCTTGTGGCTGGCTTCGACCAGGCGGCCTGGGGCAAATCTTTGTAAGGACCATCAATGGCAACGAATGACTTTCTCGTGTTCGGCGGTGGCGCTGGCGCCAACGTGATCACGCAGGTGACCTATTCCGGCCTCGCCGCGCGCGCTGCTGGCTTCTCGTCGGGCGTGGCGCAATCGGCCCAGCTCAACAAGGTGTGGCGGCAGTCAAGCATCATGGCCGCCGTGCTGGGGCAATTCATCATCGATCGCACCGGGCAGGATGCGCTGGACGATGGCACCACTGCTACGCTGCTGACCAATCTGAAAGCAGCAATCGGAATCTCCGGGACCGGCGTCGGATCGCAGGCTATCAGCGTGCCGGGCAGCGGAAATTTCACCGTGCCGGCGAACGTATATCAGCTCGATGTGGAGGGACAAGGTGCGGCTGGTGGCGGCGGTGCGTCGAGCGGATCAGCCGGCGGAGGAGGAGGCGGCGGCGGCGGTTACTTCCGCAAGCGAATTGCTGTCACGCCAGGCCAGGTTATTGCCTACGTCGTGGGCGCAGGTGGTGCGCCCGGTACGAACACCGGTGGGGCTGGGAATCCGGGCTCCAATGGTGGCACGACTTCGATTGGTGCGTTTGCCAGTGCTACTGGCGGTGGCGGCGGTGGTGGTGGTACAGCAACTGGTGGGATCGGTGGGAGTAGCGGGACCGCCACCGGGGGCGACCTCAACATATCGGGTGGCCCAGGCTCAGCGGGGACTCCAACGCTTGGAGGAGGCGGTGGTCCTGGCGCGTATGGGGGCTCGTCTGGTATGACTTTCAATCTTCCCGGGAGCGGATATAACGGTGGTGGTGGATGTGGCTATGGGCTGAACGTCGCAACTTCCGGCACCCTCGGTAAGGGTGGTGATGGATTTCTCTACATTCGCTGGTAATAACATCATGAAAACATACGCACGAATTGACGGTGATGTTGTCGCAGAATTGTTCACTACTGATGGGGACATCGGAGAAATGTTCCACCCGTCTTTGGTGTGGATGGAGGTAACTGGACTGGAACCACGGCCGGGCGAAGGGTGGGGGCTCCGAGACGGGGTGTTTTCAGCGCCTCAACCTGCCGTTGCCACTGCAACGCAGATTCTGACGCTTCGAGATGAGAGGCTGGCACAAGCAGCAATTCGAATTGCGCCGTTGGAAGATGCAGTGAGCCTTGGTATCGCAACTTCTGACGATGAAGCCGCGCTCGTGGCCTGGAGGAAGTACCGGGTGGCCTGGAATCGTATCGAACAGCAGCCTGGTTTTCCGGTTCAGATTGATTTGCCGGTTGCACCAAGCTGACTGGGACCAATTGCCTTCTCGCAAGCGTTGACCATGCTGGGGTGAGGTATATTGTCGCGAATCAGGAATTGCATTCCTCGAATTGCTTGACGAACCGGCCGGCCTCATCTCCATGATCAATCAACTCAAAGCAGTATTTTCTTCCAAGGCGAAAGAAGCTGACCCGATGGATAGATTCTTTCGTGACGGAAAGCTCCTGGTGGAGCGGCTTGACCCGCTCCCCGTTGAAATGTCGTTCTTCCCGGAAGGTTGGATGACTCCGCTGGAGCTGCAAGTCCTGTACAACCTTGGCAAGCACAGTTCTGGTGACTTTGTTGAGATTGGGACATGGATTGGTCGCTCAACGACTGCAATCAGCCTTGGCAGGAGAGATGCACCGTCGGAAGTGTCCAGGAAGTTCGATGCAGTTGACTTCGGATTTGTTTCGCTTCCTGAAGTGAGTGCCGCGCTGAGGGTGGGTATGGACTACGTCTCTCAAGATGAGATCGCACGACCAATTTTGCACCCGGGAGGTTCCATGGCCGTGCTCATGGAGAACTTGCGCGCGCGAGGCTTGCTAGGCGAAGTTACCGCAGTGATCCGAGGTAATGCGGTGGATGTTCCATTGCGGGAGTGCTACGGGGCGATATTCTGCGATGCGACCCATAATGAACAGGAAATTGCACTGGTCGGCCCGACGCTTGCCCGCATTGCAAAGCCCGGCTCATGGTTGATTTGCGATGACATTCATGCCCATAGCAATTTGATAGAGGCTCTGGCGGAGCACATTCAGTTTGAGTTCTTCCATCTCTTGGCAGACATAGATCCTGTCCACAAGGCAGCTATCGGGCGAGTCAGATCTACATCCGTCCATCGCTAGATCTGTCGTCGACAAGCAAAGGCCACCTTCGGGTGGCTTTTTTTATGCCCGCCGCGCGCGAGATTTTTTTATTTTTGGAGGGCGCATGCCATTCACCAGTGCTGGCCAGCTACCTGGCGGCCAGAACATGGCCGGGTTCCTTGACATGCTTGGGTTCAGCGAGGGCACGGACAACGGGCGGCAGCCGACGCGGAACCACGGCTACGACGTCATCGTCGGCGGCGGCCTCTTTGCGGACTACTCGGGCCATCCGCGCCAACGCGTCTACATACCGCGCATCAGCGACTGGAGCACGGCGGCGGGACGCTACCAGCTGCTGGCTCGCTACTACGACGTGTACAAGCGCCAGCTCCGCCTGCCGGACTTCGGGCCGGCCGCGCAAGACGCCATCGCGGTCCAGCAGATCCGTGAGCGCGGCGCCATCGCAGATATACAGGCGGGCCGGCTTGCGACCGCCATCGGCAAGTGCCGGAACATCTGGGCCAGCCTGCCGGGCGCCGGCTACGGGCAGCACGAACAGAAATTCGAAGCCCTCAGGGCGCAATACCTGCTACACGGCGGGGTCGACAACGGGGTCTGACAATGAGTGAAGAGGCAATGGTGGTAGCGAAGGTCGGCGGCGCGGCGGCGCTGGGCTCGGCCATCGCATTGAAGTTCATTCCTGGGAACTGGTGGCAGCGCGGCGTCTCCTTTCTGGGGAGCATGGGCGTCGGCTGTCTGGTAGGTGGTGCGGCAGTGGAACGGTTCGGCCTAGTGCCGGGCAGCTATACCCACATGCTCGCGGTTGCCGCTTCCGCGGTGTTCGGCCTGGCGATCGTCAACAACGGGATGCAGCAAATCCCCGAGTGGATGAACGCCATCCGTCGCCGTGTCACGGGGAGCTGAGATGCAGAGCATCAACCTGGTGGCGAACGCCATCATCTTCGCAGGCTCGATCTGGGCCGTGCTCACGCACAAGGTGCCGAACCGGACGGGCGGGGCGCTGATCCTGCTGCTGGTGAACTTTGCGGCCTTCGGCAACATGGTGTCGCCCTGGGCCTGCCACAGCGACCCCGAGGTCGCGCTAAGTGCGGCTGTCGCCTTGGGCGTGCTTTGGGGCGTTTGGCGGCTGGAACTCCGGCACCACTGGAGGTCGCATGAGCCTTCTTGACCCGCGCGCGGTATTGGACGCTATCCCATGGCGCGCAATCGGCGCCGCACTGCTGGCAGCGGCCATCTTCTCTGGCGGCTGGGTGGCCAACGGCTGGCGCAAGGATGCTGAGATCGACCGGATGAAGACGGCCAGCGCCCAGGCTGACCTGGCCGGCGCCAACAAGGCGATCGAGGACCTGCAGCATGCGGGGGCCACTATCCGCGCCAAAGCGGACGAGTTCAATGCCACCCAGACCGAACTGGGCGCCAAGGTCGACGCGGCCGTGAAGGAATTCCGAAATGCGAAGAAGCCTCTGCCTGTTGGTTGCCGCCCTGACGATTTCCGGGTGCGCAAGCTGTCCGACGCCGTCGACGCGGCCAAGCAAGCCGCCACCGCTCGATAGCGCGCTGGCCGCGCCGTGCCGGATCCCGGACGCGCCGGCGGCGGCCGACTATGACGCGTGGCAGGAATGGGTGATGGGGGACGTGCTGACGGCGCTGGGGGAGTGCGCGGCCAAGCACCGGAAGACGGTTGAGGCTTGGCCCGATTAGGAAAAAACCCGGCGAGACGAGCGTGTGCCGTCTCGCCGCGCGAAACGCCGATGACGGGATTTCAGTAGCGAGCCCTGTTATCGGCGCCTTTCGCCCGTTCCGTAGGGCCCGAGCCAAAAAAAATGCCACGGCCGGGAAAGTCGTGGCAGAACGCAGCGCCGATTTCTCGGCGGGATTGAGAGTCGCATGGTCCGCATACGTTGTAAATAGCCCATACGTGTTAGTGAAAATTCTGCTCAGCGTTTGAATCGCTCGGCTGATCCGTGGACAGTCTGTCGATGACGTCCGCACAAGCCTAACTCCGCCGACAGCCGGCCTACCTCGTCGCCGCAGAACGCTGGCTCCGGGAGCAAGGGCAGGTCGACGAGGCCGCTATCAGTAGAAGTGCCGTCTCTTCGCAGGTTGCATCTTGTTCGCACGCCCCTGGTAGACCGGTAGGCCGGAGAAATTCTCAGTGGCGTGACGATGCGCGGCCTCCACACTATCGAATGTCTGCGGCGGGCTTACGTTGTCGTCCATGTCAACGACGACCAGTTGCCACCGGCCGTTGACATACGTGATGGAAATGCGCTTGGGTTGGCTCATGGCAGCAAGCGTACACCAAAGCTCTCATACTCGGCGCCGCGTGCGACACTTCGTGCAGGCGGCCCACGCCAGCCGAAGCTAGCTGCCTCCTGACAGGCATCGGGCTTGTTGCCCGTCCAAGAAGTGTCAGCGTCGCTCGTCCAAGAAAAGAAGGTGGAGACGTAGGTTTTTGCGCGGCTTCTCCGGCCTTCTTTTGGACACGCGTATGGGGACGTTCGGGAAAGTCAGGCTAACGAATTGGCGGGCCGTTTCCAGCGTCTTGAAGACGTGTGTTTTGTCGGCCGCACCGTCGTTCAGCATGGGCGTCGCGTGCCATCTTTCGTTGATTGGGCCGGAGATGACAACTCGAACTATGCTGGGCATTTTGGTCACCATAGCTGCGCGTATTGTGACGAGCGTTCTAGTGCATATTGGCTCGATCACTCCAGCCGCTGAAGTGAACATTTTCGACCGAGATCTGTCGGATTTCGATATTCGCCAGTAGGTAACTGCCCCTAACGCTGCCGGCGTGCAGCCGGTCGAGCGCATCGAGCAGGCGCTGGTCTACTTGCCTGACGCTCGGGATGGCTGGCCTAACGAAAGGCGCCTGGCATCCCGCAGCACGTATTCGCACTGTGCGTGTGTTTCAATGGCACAACACTGAACCAATGGCACAAACGACAAGGCCCGCATCGTCTGCGGGCCTTGTGGAATATGGTGGCGGAGAGAAGGGGATTCGAACCCCTGATAGGCTATTAACCTATACACGCTTTCCAGGCGTGCGACTTCAACCACTCATCCATCTCTCCGGGAAGTCGCGGATTATAGCAGAGCCGGCGCGGGTGTCTAGCTGTGATGCGGTGCATCGTCATGCAGTGTTGGCAAGTGGCTTTGGCGGTGTCCGCATGGATCGCGTCCTGCGTTAATATCTGACGGGTCAATTATTTCGCGGACCTGGACGCAAGCATCGAGACTTCCCTGCATGAGCGATTTGGAAATGTTGGAACGTGGCCGACGTATCGTGGCGCCGCTGCTCGAACGCTTTTCCAAGGTCTATCCGGGCATCGATCTCGAACTGCAGCTCGACGACCGGCCCACCGACTTCGTGTCCGACGATGTCGACGTCGCGTTCCGCAATGGCCGTATCGAAGACTCGGCCATTATCGGCAAGCTCCTGGTGCCGATGCAGATGATCATGGTGGCATCGCCCGCGTATGCGCAGGCATATGGGCTGCCCGAAACCCCCGACGATCTGGCGGCGCATCATTGCATCAGCTACCGCTTCTGGCATGGCCGCCTGTTCGAGTGGGAATTCAATGTCGACGGCCAGTTGCGCAAATACCTGCCCACGCCCCGGCGCACGTTCAATGACTTCGAACTCGTGCTCGACGCGGTGCTGCAGGGGCAGGGTATCGCACAGATGGCGGGATACGTGGTGCGCGAGCACATTGCCGCCGGGGATCTGGTGGTGGCAATGCCTTCGCACGCGCCGTCCGATCGCGGCCACTATCTCTGCTACCTCAGCCGCCAGCACCTGCCCACGCGCATTCGTGTGTTTATCGACTTCATGACCGATGCGATCCGGGCGCTCGATTTCCGTTGGGACGGCGACGCAGTCACCTGA